AGTATAAATAACTGAAATGATGGAGATGTTATGTCTCATTTGGTTATTTCTAAGAAGAATGAAGTCTTCCTAAAGATTGAGGCAGAGCCACACGTATACTATGCATTATCAGACAGTTTCACATTTGAAGTGCCTGGTGTAAAGTATATGCCATCATACCAAAAGAAGTATTGGGATGGAAAGATAAGATTATTTAATACTCAGAAAGGAGAAATATATGTAGGATTATTAGATCGAGTAATCCAATTTTGTAAAGATCACGGTTATAATTATTCATTTACAGATAGCGAGTTTTACGGACTTCCATTTGAGGTAAACGAATTTATCTCAAAAGAGGGTGTGAAAGATTATATGAATTCTATTTGTAAGTTCAAACCTCGTTCTTACCAAGTAGAGGGAGTATACGACGCTCTAAGGCATAATAGAAAGTTGTTGATATCCCCAACTGCTTCGGGAAAGTCTCTGATGATATATTCGATTGTTCGATATTTTGTTGAACGCAAGCAAAATACTCTGATAGTCGTTCCGACGACTTCCCTAGTAGAACAGATGTATAAAGATTTTGCAGACTATGGCTGGGACGTAGGTTCATTTTGCCACAAGATATATGCTGGAAAAGAAAGAGAGACAGACTCTCAGGTCATAATTACTACTTGGCAATCAATCTATAAGCTCCCCCGAAAGTATTTTGAAAGGTTTTCTGTGGTAATTGGGGACGAAGCTCACCAGTTTAAATCAAAATCACTAGTATCTATAATGACGAAACTTGCCGATGCCAAATATCGTTACGGTTTCACAGGAACTCTTGATGGAACACAGACACATAAGTGGGTTTTAGAGGGTTTATTCGGTCCTTCTTATAAAATTATAAAGACTGAAGAGTTAATGAAGAAGGGACATGTTGCCACTTTGGATATAAATGTGTTGCTATTGAAACACTCACCGAATAAATTCGAAACATTTGAAGATGAAATACAATATATAATCGGTCATCATCGCAGAAATAACTTTATTAAAAATCTTGCATTAGATTTGACAGGCAATACTTTGATATTGTATAGTCGTGTTGAGGCACATGGACAACCATTATTTGATCTCATAAATAAAAGTAAGTCTGATAATCGTCAGGTCTTTTTCGTACATGGTGGTGTTGAAACTGAGGATCGAGAAAATGTTCGTGCTATCACTGAACGTGAAAATAATGCTATAATAGTTGCATCATATGGAACTTTCTCCACAGGAATTAACATTAAAAACTTACACAACGTTATATTTGCTAGTCCTTCTAAATCAAGAATTCGGAATCTTCAGTCTATTGGAAGAGTCTTAAGAAAAGGTGATCGTAAACTGAAAGCAACATTATATGACATTGCTGACGATATAAGTTATAATAAGAGAAAGAACTACACACTTAATCATTTGATTGAAAGAATTAAAATCTACAATCAAGAAAATTTTAATTATGATATAGTCAACATACCTTTAAAAAACTAATGGGAGAAGAATTTGTAGCTGTTATTAAATTGGTTTCTGGTGAAGAGATCCTCGCATCGGTTTGCGTTGACGAAACTGGTGAAGAACCAATTATTATCGCTCATACTCCTGTAACCATGAAAATGATTAATAATGGAATGTATGTAAAGATAAAACCTTGGATGGACTTAGCAGATGATGATATGTTTGTTTTCCGCACTGATAAAATTATTACAATGAGTGAAGTTAAAGATCAAAAGGTTATTAAAATATATCAAAGATATGTTGAAGAAGAAAATGAAGATAATCAAATAAATCAACTTCTACCAGAAGGTGGAGAAGTTAAACCTGATCAAAAAATGGGATATATCTCAACTGTTGAGGACGCTCGTAAAATTCTTGAAGAAGTCTGGAAAAAACCCTTTAAGAATAATAAAGAAAGCTAGATTCTTCTCTTGAACCTCTACAAAGGTTATTGTACACAGAAATCAAGGACTTGTCAAGTGTTGAAAATATGTTATAATAAATGTTAGTTAAGACGGATAAAGCTTATGCCTAGAAAGAAGTCTGAACACTATGTAAACAACAAGGAGCTATTACAAGCACTGATTGTCTATCGAGAGAAGGTTGCTCATGCAAAAGAGAATGATTTACCTAAACCTAGAATTACAAACTATCTTGGGGAGTGTTTTTTGAAGATCGCTACACATCTATCATATAAACCAAACTTTGTGAATTACATGTTCCGTGACGATATGATATCGGACGGGATTGAGAATTGTGTTCAATATATTCACAACTTTGACCCTGAGAAGTCTCGCAATCCATTTGCATACTTCACACAGATTATTCACTATGCCTTTCTCAGACGTATACAAAAAGAGAAAAAACAATTAGATATCAAAACAAAGATTATTGAGAGAAGTGGTTTTGATGAAGTGATGAACGTAGATGACAATGCAATGTCAGGTAGTAGTTCTGATTACAATACAATCAAAGATAATATTCAATATAAATCAAGTAATAGATGATTTTACCAGGTTCTACAGTTAAAGTGATAGATGAAAATTCAATCTATCGAGGATATGTTGGATGTGTTCAGAGAATACAAGGCAAGAAAGCAGCAGTTCTAATGGATAGTCATACTCCTTGGGATAAGATGATTACATTTAAATTGTCCGAGTTGCGTGAGCAAACCGAAGGTTTCCAATATTATCCAAAGAAAAAGAAATGAAGATAGCAATTATTACTGATACTCATTACGGTGCACGTAAGGGGTCTAAACACCTGCATGAGTATTTTGAAAAATTTTATAATGACATATTCTTTCCTGAGTTAGAAAAGAATAATATTGATACTATCGTTCATATGGGTGATATATTTGATAGTCGTAAATCAATTGATTACTACAGTTTAGAGTGGTCAAAGAGAGTGATATTTGAACCTATGAAGAAGTATAAGGTTCATGCAATCACAGGAAACCACGATTGTTATTACAAGAATACGAATGAAATTAACTCTCCTGAGTTGTTATTGAAGGACTATCCTAATATTACAACCTACTCAAAGGCAGAGGAGATTGTATTAGATGGATTACAGATACTTCTTTTACCTTGGATTAATGTCGAAAATTATGATGAGAGTAAAAAGATGATAGATGAGTCCACCAGTAAAGTTGCAATGGGTCACTTAGAGATTAATGGATTTAGGGCAACTCGTGGACATATGATGGAAACTGGAATGGACACTAGTATCTTTGATAAGTTTGATGCAGTGTACTCAGGTCACTTTCATACTAGGTCTACGAATGGAAAGATACATTATCTTGGTAATCCATATGAGATGTTTTGGAATGATGTAAATGATACTAGAGGTTTTCACTTTTTTGATACAGAAACTTGTATTCATACTCCTGTCAATAACCCCTATCAATTATTTCATAACGTTTACTATGAGGATACTGCATATCAATTATTTGACGCAACTCCATATAAAAGTAAGATAGTCAAGGTTATTGTTCGTAAAAAATCAAATCCAAAAGAGTTTGAAAGGTTTATTGATAAGTTATATAGTGCAGGTGTAGAGGACTTAAAAATCATTGAAAACTTTGATATACAGGTTGGAGATGAGTTTGATATTGATGAAGATGAGAATACACTTTCAATTTTAAATAGATATATTGATGACAGTGACTTTGAATACGACAAAAATATTATCAAAAACATTTTTAAGGATCTCTATAGACAAGCTTGTGAGGTGGAGTAGTGTATCTACTTACATTAAAAACTAGAAAAGAGGACGGTGCTTATGCTGTACAGGATAGGCATGGAGATAAAGTCCTGTTTCTTTTTGAGGAGGAGGATGATGCTGAAAGATATGCTATGATGTTAGAAAACGATGATCAATATAAAAAAGAGATGGCTGTCATAGAAGTTGACGATGAGCTTGCCATAAAGACCTGTAGGATGTATAATTACAAATATACTGTGATTACACCCAACGATTTTGTAATACCCCCAAAGAATGATAACCTTTCAAAAGATTAGATGGAAAAACTTCCTCTCAACAGGAGACCATTGGAGTGAAATAGATTTTCTAGGAAATACAACTAACCTAGTAGTAGGAACAAATGGTTCTGGAAAGTCTACAATGTTAGATGCATTGACATTTAGTTTATTCAACAAACCATTCCGCAAGATTAATAAGTCTCAACTTGTGAATGCTACTAATGAAAAAGATTGTGTAGTTGAGGTAGAATTTACTGTTAATAATAAAGATTACCTTGTTAGAAGATCTATCAAACCAAATAAATTTGATATTGAAGTTAATGGAACATTATTACATAAAGAATCTGATGATAGATTAAATCAAAAGATATTAGAAGAAAGTATATTAAAGGTAAATTACAAGTCATTTACTCAGATTGTTATATTGGGAAGTAGTAGTTTTGTTCCCTTTATGCAGTTGTCTACAAGTAATCGTAGAGATGTGATTGAGGACTTACTTGATATTCGTATCTTCTCTGCGATGAATAGTCTTATCAAAGAAAAAATTAGAACAGAGAAGGAAAAGATAAGATCATTAGATTTAAAAAGAGATAATATTAAGGATAAAATCTCAATGCAAGAGAACTTTATCAAGGAGTTGGAAGAGCAAGGGAAAGATAATATTACAGAAAATCAAAAGAAAAGAGATAAGTTGGGTGATGAAATATGTGTTCTTATAATGCAGACAGAAGATTTAGAAGATAAGGTCTATGGATTAACTGAGGAGCAAAAAGAAGTAACTGGTGCAGGAGAAAAGTTACTGAAACTTAACACATTCAAAGGTAAATTATCTAATAAAGTAGCAACCCTTACTAAAGAACATAAGTTCTTCAGTGAAAATGTAACATGCCCTACATGTACCCAAAACATAGAAGAAGGGTTTCGTTTAAATAGAATTAATGACGTTCAAACTAAAGCGAAGGAACTTAAAAAAGGTTATGATGACCTTGAAAAGACCATCAAAGAAGAGCAAAACCGAGAACGTCAATTCAATCAATTATCAAAGGAGATTACTAAACTCAACAATGGCATTTCTAAAAACAATACTAAGATCTCTGGCTTTCAACGACAGATCAGAGATTTGGAATCTGAAGTTCAAAGATTTACCGAACAACTTGCAAATAGAAGTACTGAAAATGAAAAGTTAACAGAGTTTAATTCAAGTCTCCATAAAACATTAGAAGAGTCATCAGAAAGAAGAGAGGAAGTTGTATATCATGACTTTGCATATTCTCTTTTAAAAGATGATGGTGTAAAGACTAAAATAATTAAAAAATATCTACCATTTATAAATCAACAAGTAAATAGATACTTACAGTTGATGGATTTCTATATCAATTTTACTCTCAATGAAGAGTTTGTTGAAACTGTAAGATCACCAATACATGAAGACTTTTCATATAGTTCTTTTAGTGAAGGTGAAAAGATGCGTATTGACTTAGCACTTTTGTTTACTTGGAGAGAAGTTGCAAGAGTCAAGAACTCAGTGAATACAAACCTTTTGATTATGGATGAGATCTTTGATAGTTCTCTTGATGGATTTGGAACTGATGAGTTTCTAAAAATTATTCGTTTTGTAATTAAAGATGCTAATGTATTTGTTATATCTCATAAGACAGAGTTATATGATAAGTTCAATAGTGTGATTAAATTTGACAAAGTAAAAGGATTTAGTAGAATAGTATGAGAGAGTATACTGAAAAAGAGTATTGGGAAGGTTTAGTTCCTGATGAACTGTTTGAAGAATACTTAAATAAGTATGGTTATGAGTACACACCAGTAAATACAAATGAAAGTACCAAATTGGCAACACCACTCCAAGAAGGAGAAGAAACGAAAACTTAAACCTCAAGCACTACGAAGTGCAAGAGAAAGGCGTAGACAGTTGATAAAGCGTCTACTTAACCCTGCCAACGGTGGGGTTTCGTTGTATACTGGATATATCAGATAAAAAACCACCATGCAAATCAAACACGACGTTAAAGGACAACTTGCCAGATTACTTGCCACAGAAGATTTAATCGTAGAACATAGATCAGTAGACACTGCATCATTCAATGTGCAGACTCGTGTTCTTACATTACCTACTTGGGACAATGCAACAGAAGAAGTTTATGACACATTAGTATGTCACGAAGTTGGACATGCACTTTATACACCTGATGTTGAGTGGTGGATTAATAATGAAGTATCTGCATCAATCGTAAACATCGTAGAAGATGCACGTATTGAGAAATTAATGAAGAGAAGATATGCAGGTCTATCCAAGACTTTCTTCAGAGGTTACTCTAGTCTATCAGAAGACAACTTCTTTCAGTTAGATGGTAAAGACCTTACTAAGTTCAATCTTGCTGACAGAATTAATCTATACTACAAGATTGGTAACTTCGTTGATATTCCTTTCTTTAATAATGAAGAGACATTCTTAATGAACCGCACTGGATTGACAGAGACATTTGATGATGTATTAGAAGTTGCTAAGTTAATCTTTGAATACTGTAAAGCAGAAGCAGAAAAGCAAAGACAAGAAGCAGAGCAAATGAAAGCAGATATAGAGACAGAAGGTTCACTTGATAATAACACAATGTCAGGACAATCTAATTCTGGTGAACCATCTATGGAAGAAGATGGAAATGGTGGTGAAGATGGTGAAGAACAAGAGATGCAAGTCACACAATCATCAAACTCTGGTGGGTCTAATACTACTGCTAATATTCAAGGTGGAGAAGAGTCTGGTGAGATTGAAGCACAAACAGATGAAATGTTTACTGACTCTCTTAAAGAGTTATCTAGTCTAACCACAGATCAAACTTACTATGTTGAATTACCAGAGGTTAATCTTAAACACTTCATCAT